TGCCTGGTTATTGGGACTTGTTTGCTCAATTCTATTACCATGATACTGTACAACCAAAATATTGTCGTAAATATGCACGACCAGGACATGCGTTCAAATCATTCGGAACAGTTTGTCTTAACAGTAACGGTGAATGGGAGGTACAATAATGATTAAAAATATCATTATAATTGCCTTGTTAGTTATGCTCTATCAATCTGGTTTAGTTGATAAACAAGAGGTTTTGGCAATAGTCCAATCCACGCTTGACTTTATCCAAGAACTAGTGTATGATGTAACCAACAAAGCATAAAAAAAGAAAGAAGAAAATATATGATGAAAAATGTGAAAGTAATTGGTCTTGTTAGTATGATGGCTTTAATGTCAGCATGTTCGACCAACACTTACAAGATAGTGAAAGAAGATAAAGAGAGGTTGACTACTGTACCTAAGTGGTATATGGCTGACTTTAATGAGAAGAAGGCGTGTGATATGTCATTTATGGCAGACAACGGCCTTATTAAAACAGACACAGATGGCAAAGTATGTATCTTTGGTGTCGGAACTGCTGTTTCTCCTGACCTTAATCTTGCAATAGAGAAAGCTAAGATGATATCAAAAGCTGAGTTAGCAGATATTATCAAAGGCGAAATGAACAAACAATCAAAACAATTTATTACCGAACTTGGTAAGAATCAAACTAAAACTGTAGTATCAGATGTAGAATCTACTTTGGTTAATATAATCAAAAATACTAAAGTAAGAGGTTATGAAATCTTTGAACAAGATGTTACAATGACTAGTAATGGTTATTATAGAGCATGGATTGGTCTAAGACTACCAATGGGCGAGTTTAATAAAATGTTCCATTACACGATTGAAGAAGCTACAGATAGTTACAATATAAAAGCTGCCTCTTCTGAAGCGTTTAAGAAAGTGATTGAAAACTCAGAGAACAAAGATGTCCAATAAAGATATAATAGTTTATTCTAAGTCAAATTGTATATACTGTAATAAGGCTAAGTCTTTACTTAAAAACCTTAACGTAGAATATACAGAGAAGACTTTAGAATCCTTTGAAAGTCCAGAAGCAATGCTAGAAGACATTGGTAGAAATGTGAGGCAAATGCCACAGATTAAAATTGATGGTGAGTTGATAGGTGGTTATAACCAACTAGTAGAACACTTTAGCAAAATGGGTAAAGTAAATTTCAAAGGAGAAGTAATCAGTGAGTGATAGTGGTGACAATTCAAATCTAATATTCTTTCCAACGAATAAGATAGTACGTGAAGTCAAAACTGAAAAGCAAAGTATTGAATGGTCACAAAAGATTAAAGCTAAACAGACACATGAGTTTGTTGAACATGCAGTAGATGACATTGCTTTTGACCTTTTACGTAAGTTTGTTGACGCAGGTGTTCGCACCAAGAAAGATGATTTTACTAAAGACCTTGCAATCGTAATAGATAGTATTAGAGGTCTTTTATATAGAGATTTTGAAATGGCACATCCGGCTCAATTATTAGGCAGTAATATGGTTACGTTAAAAACTACGAAAGACGGAACACATAAGAGTGCTAAGATAGATTACAGTAGATTTTTAGATAAACCAAAAGACACAAAATCTACACAGGCGTTGTCGAAGGATATTAAAGAAGAACTTAATTTCCTCCAAGAGGGTGGTGATATTTTTACACCAGATGACGACCAATTATAAAGAATTCAGACGAGGCGACTACAGATGTACGCTTTCCTTGTCGAATAGTGGAGACTTAACTCATTGAAAGGAGTATCAATAATGATACAATATATTATGAACAAACTAAAAGCTAACACACAAGGAGAAAATGTTATGGCTAAAGCAACAAAAACAGTGCAGGTAAGAAACTTGCTTACAAAAGGTAATTCAGTAACTTGGAAAACTCTAAGAGCTAAATTTGACCTAAGGTCACCAGCACAAATGGTTGGTAAACTAAGAAACGAAGGTATGATGATTTATGAAAATAGAACATCAGCTGGCGTATCTTACAGAGTAGGAAGTCCGTCAAAAGCTGTTATCGCAGCTGGACAAACTGCTTTATTTGGTAAACAAGGTTACGCTGCTACAGCATAATCTAGTTAACTAGAATTTAGAGGCGGAGTTACCTTTCTTTCTCCGCCTCTATCATTAACACCTTTAACATGAAAGAGTAAGTATGAAGTATTTTAAAATACATAATGCATATAAGAAAACGTTTCACCAATACACAAGTATGGAGTCCGAAACAAATCAAGTTTTCACACCAATTTCATTTGAAGAAGACACTATGTACAGATGGGGATATGTTATTGTCCAAATGCCTGATAGTACAGACATAGTAAAACTTAAAGATGAATTAAAATCGGACAGTGAAAAAGGTTACTTTAACAGTGACAACTATGAAATGGAAGAAGCTGAGTGTATAGACCAGTGTTCCGTGGATTGGGATAATTTAGACAATATCACTGATAGTGAACTTGATGAAAAGTACGAAGAAAATTCAAGTTGGGACTTTTGGGGTTACGGTCCAACTGATAGTCATTACGAAATCAACGGTCCTATGACAGTTACAGACGTAACCAGCGAGTACCAAACTGTATAAATACTAGTAATGAATAATATAATCAAATTGGAGATATAATCATGGTTACACAAAACCCAAATTTAATTAGCCCAGCGGCTATGAAAGCTATGCAATCAACAGCAGGTTCAAGTGAACCTTTGCTTAGTGAAATTCTAACAAAAGTAAACAACGCAAAAGATAAACCTAAAAAGATTGCTGTACTAAAAGAGAACGATAGTCCTCATTTACGTATGGTTCTTAAAGCTGCATTTGACCCTAAAATTGAGTGGGAGTTACCAAAAGGTACACCACCATTTATGCCAAATGAAGTGCCAATCGGTACTGAACATTCTATGTTACGTAGTGAATCTAAGAAACTATGGCATTTTATCAAAGGCGCCGACACAGAGACACCTAAAATCAATAAAGAAAAGATGTTCTTACAAATCCTAGAAGGATTACACATTGATGAAGCAAACGTACTTCTAAATGCTAAGGACAAAATTCTGAATAAGAAATATAAAGGTCTATCTGATAGTGTTGTTAAAGAAGCCTTTGGCTGGGACGACAATTTTACTAAAGTAGAAGTAAAAGGTCCATCTTATCCTGTTTAATAGAACATAATAAGAACAAAAGACTACATTCCCTTTAAATAAGCACCTTTTCACTAAAAAAAAGCATAAAAACAGTGAATAAGTGCTTGCCTTTTCTCGTTGGTTATAGTATAATATACCTATAAATAATAAGAAAGGACATATGATGAAAAAACTGATAATACTCTTTTTTACAACTTACCTCTTATCATGGGGTATGGTTAGTTGCGTTAAAGCAGATGAGTATAATACAGCTGTGATAGGACATGTTATAACACAAACAGTCCAAGGTAACAAAGTTGATACTTCTGTACTAGAGGCAGAGATGGCTAAAATCTTCCATGCTTTTGCTTTAGAGATGACTATGACCTTAGAAAAGAACTTACCAAACATATTAGATAGTTTGGCTGCTCAATTAAGGTTAAAGGCCGATAGTAAATATAAGTGTTCACTATTGAAAGATACAACAATCACAGATAAGGAGTGTTCGTAGAAACACAAGCAAATATGGCCAAATTAAAAACTAAAAAAAAGATTAGTAAAAAATTCAAAGATGACGTTCCTGAAATACCATTCTTATATGATTTTTATTTGGTATATTGGGAGGACATTCAGTCAAGTGCTGGATGGCATGAAATGAAAGAAATTCAAAGAATGAAACCTGCTGTATGTGTATCAACCGGTTGGTTGGTGAAGCAAGACGCTAAGGTTCATGTTTTGATGTCAGACTACAATTATGATGACGCTGGTGAGTTGGCAGACGGAGGTGGCACAACAGTTATCCCGACTAAGAACGTAATCAGTAAATTCAAAATTGCAGATTTATAACAACAATATCCTTGGGAGGATTATATAATGAGTAAGCGAAAAACCAAAGAGTTAGACCATCACCTAAAAAACATTATCGGCAAAGTGCCTGATATGTTAAAGAACTTCATAAAGTCAGATGACCAACAACTACTGTATTATTCAGGCGAGTGGGCAAAAGATGTTTATGATAACTTCACAGACAAACAAGCCGAAAAGATATTCAAAAAGATTGAGA